TGCCCGCAGGCAGGGTGAAACGGTTTGAGCTGAGCGTAACCAGGGTGTTGCGATTGTAGGCCAGGGTGTTGAGCACCCGTACCTGGTCGCTACCGCTGGTGATCACATCGCCAGCAGTGTTCTGGGCCTTCCGGTCCTCGATGATGGCAATCAGCGCGCCCGGCACCAGATAGGGCCGGATCTTCTTCTGCCCTGAGGCGCTCGTGTCGTAGGTGGCAAGGAAGTCAGCCACCCCGTCCGGGTTTGTGTCCTCGGTCAGGTCGTTGATCGAAGTAATGAACATCGAGCCGGCCGCCGACACCATGAACCAGACATCGGCCGCAAGCTTGTAGATGAGCTGGACCGGCTGGCCCGACACGATGTCGCCGGCCGCCAGCTCGTTGCCGTTGAACCGCTTGATGCTCTTGGCACCCAGTCCGCCCAGGTTCAGCGTGGTGGCGCCCGTGATGGTGTGGTTGGCCGTGAACGCCTGGGTGAGATTGTCGAACAGGGCAGCAATGGTGCGTGACGGGGTGACAGCAAAGGCGTTCGAGCTACCAGAGGCCGTGCGAGAGCCGTTGTGGTCGATGTAGTGCCGCGCCAGCATTCCCTCATCGGCCCGCCCGGCATCGTTCACGCCACCAAAGGGCATATTCTCCGGCCAGCGGCCAACGTTGTTGGCATCGGTCGGGTCGAGGTCGAAGATCTCCGCCATTACCTGCCCCCCGTCGGCACTGCCGTCACGTGCACACCCTCCATCCGCCGCCAAGTCGCGCCCGCCGCAAGCTGCAGCCTGACGCTGCCAAAGCGCGCATCGATGCGCTGCGGACAGAAGCCCGCACGGTTCATTTGCGTTGCGTTCGTGTAGGCCTTAGCAGCGCCAGGCAGCGCCCGCCGGTAGCCGACAGAGGCCGACACAGCGCCCGCCTGCATGTCGCCCAGCGGCCAGACCTCTGTCAGCAACCCGCGCCGTCCAGGGATCAACTCGCTTTCCAGCGTCTCGATCGTCGCCGCCCGCGCCGCGCCCGTGAACAGACCCAGCCGATGGGACGTGGTCTGCACCCCAGCCAGCCGCCGGCGCCGATCCTCGAACACCGCAGAGTCGATGTTGTCGGGCGCAATCGACCCGTCCAGATCATCGGCTGTGAACAGCAGATCGAAGTTGTCGACCGTGAAGGGCTCTGCCGGCGTATCGAACAGGTGCTCCAGGTTGATCTCATCATGCGTCCACCGCCCATCGCGGATGGAGTAGATCAGCAGCTCCGAGATTTGCTGGGAGGAGCCGGCAGGAAACCCGAACACGGCAAGCTTGCGGATGCTGTCGATGCCCACGCAGACCTTGTGCCGGTACGCATAATTGAGACGGCCGGTGAAGTAGCTATCCACCTTACCCTCCCCGATCGGCATGCTGGCCTGCCCGTCGAACACATAGAATCCATCGTCCGAGGCGTAGAAGATCACCCGGCCATAGGGTGCCGCGCCGTTGCGGCTGATGACCCCGCGGGCCTTCTCCACGTAGTCCTGGCCAAAATCCCAGATGACCGGCGGTCCCACGTAGATTGCCCGCCTGATGGCCCGCTCCTGAAAGATGGCCGCATAGTCCAGGCCGATCAGCGCCAGTATCTCGCCCTGCTCCTGGTCCAATTCCTGGTTGCCGGCCTGCGTGCCGGGGTCCGGCGTCCACTCCGCGAAGTCGTTGAACGCGGACCAGTGCACCGTAAAGTCGACACCCATCCACAGGAAGTCGCCAACCCTGGCAACAGAGGTCGCGCCTGCGGGAGCCTCCGTGATGTCCGCGAACGCAGAGCCGCCCGTCATGTCGTAGAACTGCGGCTGCTCCGATGCTGCGACCGCAATGGCGTTGTCCCCGAACTGGGCGAACTGCCACCCGTCCTCTGCGCCCAGATTGTAGCCGCCCACCAGCGACACATCCGTGGCCACCCGGCTTTGCAGCTCGTACAGCGCCGCCTCATCCCCCATGAAGATGTGAGGGGCCTTGGTGCTGTCGTAGAGGGCCTTGGCACCCAGGCAGACATCATCCGTCGCGCTATCCTCGTTGTAATCCTGGATGTCCGGGAAGGGCGCGTACTGCCCGGCCTGACTGATGCAGCCTTTGGCCTCCGCAGCCGGGTTCTGCCGGTCGCTCTTGTCAGGCTCCCAGGAGGCGAACGGGATGGGATCTGCCATGCGTCAGTATCCGCTCGGATCAATGTACGGATACGCCGCCCCCAGCCCGAGAGGAGCTAGGGAGTTGAGCCTGTTGCGCGGCGGACGCCGCGCCGCCTCGAACGCGCCCGCAGCGTCCCAGTAGCGCTGACTACGTACCGGGTCCAACATCGACCGGTGGTTGAGGTCGCTCATGATGGCGCCAGCCTCGTGCGGGTTCGTGGCCGGCGGCAGTTCATAAAGATCGCGCTGGCCCTGAGTTACCTGGGGAGACGGGTTGCGCCCATACACCGTGTTGCCCGGCGCAGGCCCAACAGTTGGGGCGCTTGGGGCCTGAGGCTGGGCGCGCTCGTAGAGATCCACCCAACGGCGCATCGCTGGCGTTGACATACCACGCGGGTCGCTGCCGCCACTCAGCTGCCTGTAACGGTCAGCGAGCGCGCCAATCTCAGCACCGACCGCATTCATTCTCGGCCCGGCACCACGCCATGCGAGTGGCGGGGAAAGCATCATCGGCACTGCACGCCTAAGATACTCCAGCCCAGGCCGGCTCGTATCCCACCCGAACATCTGCGAGATGCGCTCCTGCTGCATCTCAGCAGGCGTTGTGAACTCCGATGTGGGGTAGGAGTAGGGTGTGCGGAAAGCATCGCCCAGCCCAGCCATCTCACAAGCTCCAAGCCTTTTGCGTGCCAGTGAACGCCTGCGCCGCCATCTTGCGCTTGGCCGCCGCCTGCGCCTCCACAAGCTGCCCCTGCGCCAGCCCGTAACCCTCCGCATCCCTGAGGACGTCCCGATAGAGCAGCATCTTGGCCTGCGCCCTGATGATGGCCGCCCCGTCCGTCATCCAGGCATTCGTATCCGCATCGGCCGTCAGCGGATTGGAGCCAAGCCGGCCGAGACCCATCAGATTCAGCGTGTACTCCGCATCGGGAACCGGCCAGACGCGCAGCTGCTGGCCATAGATCGTGTAATCGGCCGGCTGGCCCTGATAAGTGGTCGACTGCCACTCGTTGACATGCTGCTGAGTGCGCGGGACCAGCGGATACGTGCTGTTGTTGATGGTGACAAAAATGTCGTCCACCTCCAGCAGTATCTCCCCCGTCGCCACCGCACCCCCGGCACTGGTCAGCAGCGTTCCGTCATCCAGATCGTAGTATTCCTGGCCGGCGACGGTGAGCAGCGTGTATCGCTTCTCGTTGAACTTGTAGCGCTCCCCCTCCTGCAGCTCGATCGCGTCATTGATGGCGTTCTTGATCTGGTTGCCCAGGTCGTCACGCACCAGATCGTCCGCAATGCGGCTCTGCATGATGAGGAAGGTGCTCACTCAGCCGCCTCCGCCGGAGCAACAGCCCACGGCATGCCGTAGGCCTCGATCATGGCCGCGATTTGCTTGTCGTTGCCGCCGTCGCGGTTGTGCTGGCTCCAGAGGCCGTCCTGGCCGGTCGGCAGGTCGCGGATGGGGTCGCCATCGATGACGCGGAAGGTGCTGCCGCCTCTGAGGCCCATCCAGTACCACCAGATGTCGTCGTTCATGGGGGCAAGCTGCTTGGCCCGCTCCATGTCCGTCACCTCGGGAGCCATCGCACCGTGTTCACCTGCTGCCACCAGCATGCCATGGCAGGAAGTGGGGAAAATCATATTGCTTGTGACGGGTCCGCCCACAGTCGGCCATGTGTTGTAACTGGTCGGGAACGCCTCCGGCCCCATATCCCGTCCACGCCGCAGCAAGATTTCAGTCGGTGTCCTGAACGCCTCGCAGAAGCTCCTGACCCACGTCCGCGGGTACACGAGGTCATCGTCCGCCGTGAGGATATAGTGCAGCGGATAGTGCTCCAGCGCCGGAACCAGCTTCTTGTAGCTGCGAATGTCCTCGCACTGCCTGATTGTCAGCCCGTCCATGCGCAGGATCTCCGCCGGCAGCTGCGCAAACTCGCTCTTGGAGAGCCACAGCACCGTCGCATCAGGCCGCATGTCCTGGTCCAGGATGCTCTCCAGCGCCTGCCTGAGCATCGGGAAGCGCGGGGGATGAGAGGTCAGGGAGACAATCAGCTGCCCCGGCAGGGTATGCCTCATCGGCTCCGCCGGCACCGGCCTCTCGGTCACCGTCGGCACCGCCACCGCCCATCGCTTCTTGTCACCGGCCTTCAAGTCGATGGCGTGGCCAGCCTTCTTCAGCATCTCCAGCAGCCCGATGCTGGTTTCCACGTCGTCGATGATGAGCGCCGCCGCTCTGATCCTGTCGCGCAGAGCCCACAGCGCGGTACGTCGATGCGAGGACTCATAAGGGCCGTCGACCAGCACCAGCCCGAACGTCTCCGGCAGGTCGGCCTCTCCATAGGCAACCTCGTGAGCCTTCGGCCCCACCGGCACCGTCGGCGCGTAGTGGAGGATCACATTCGTGACCTTCAGCCGCTCCAGCACCGCCGCGAGGGAGCGCCAGCTGGGCAAATGGTCCTCGAGGACATGGACAACCTGCCCGGTGCCGTTGAGGGCCAAGCCTATGACTACCGTCGTCAGCCCGGAGCCCATCTCCAGGACCGGCGCCGTCGCCTTGCTGGCCTGGGCGTAAAGCTCCTGCAGCGCCTCCACCTCCAGCGCCCACGGATTGCCCAGCGGGCTGCGGCCGCCACAGCAGATGTCCCAGCCGTCGAACAGCGCCTGAAACACCGCCGGCTCCGTATTGCCGCCCCTCAGCGCCTCCACCGCATCCAGGAACGGCTGCGGGAACACCATCTGCTCCCGGCGCAGATGGTCGCCGAAGTGGCCACGCCAGACCTTT